AACCCCTGCGTATCTCTAATCAAAACATGACGGCAGATTACATAATCTTCATCATCTTGATCTTGCTCAAACTTAGGGCAAATGGGATTTGTAATAATTGGTGCAATATTTTCTGCGTAAACACATTGGCAATAATTCATGCTTCCTCCAACTCATAATCAACTTCATAGAAATGAGGATTGTCTTTGTCAATCTCGACAATCGTAAAATCCTCGCCATCATTCAATACATCACCAACTTTAAGGTTTGCCATTTCTTCAGGATCGAGATAGAAATACACTTTCTCATCCAACCAACCCCAATATGCTTCGTCAGGGTGATCTCCGTCCACAACCCCGATAAGGACGGATGCCCCATCCTCATACCAATCGTTATGGATTACTGCGTCATAGCATTTGACTGTCATTCTTGGCATTTCATTCCCCCAGTGAAATTACATAAATTGCATAGCCCACGATGTAGGCGGTGTATAGAATCCCAATAAAAAGGATTGCTTGAAATACCCATTCGTATTTATGAAACATCAATCTCCCTCCGTTGTGTAAAAATTTCCAACTTTGTTTCCGTTGGTGTCTCTGATAATTCCTGACAATTCACTGCAATCTATATGAGATATCACTCCCTTTAAATTGGCAATTATTTCGTCATAGTAAGAATCTTCATACGCAACATTGTCGGTGGTAATTTCCACAATAAATTTAGACATTTCAACTCCTAGCAGTTTGTCAAAGACCCCCTACTGCATCGTTCACTCAATTAAGGTGATTCGGGGGTTTCGGGCATAAGCCCTCATCAGTTTGACTAATAATCTTCCTGTTCCTCCCACAGGCAAGGATCAACTAAACGTTGTCCATAAGCGTTATACAACTGCCCACATTCACAGGCAACATCATCCCCCCTACTGGAGCAAACAACCCGACTACAATGGCATTTCCACTCCCTCATCAGGATTCGCCCAGTAGTTTCATCTTCCAGAATTCCCATCTTTAGCCCATCCCCGTATTCAATCGTTCTCATTCGAAATCCTTTGGCACAATTACATCGTATTTGCGGAGCAGAGCAACTGCCTTATCCGACAGGCACATCACCCCATCATATTCATCCAAGGTGCGGACTCCAAACTGGTCAATGGTGAACCACAGACCAATGTATTCAAAACCCACATCCTCGATGTCCCATTCAATAAACCCAGTCGCATCGTCATTAAAAAACAGTTCCATTGTGGATTCGTGAGTCCCGATATCCCTTTCCCCCCAACTGCCCTCCATGATCATGGGGCAAGTAAAAGTCTCTTTCCCGATAAAGTAAGTAGTCATATCAATACTCCGAGCAAAGCATTAGCACATCATTAGTCAGGAAGAACTCGTAAATCCCTTCGGGGCAATCGGTAAATTCAATCGGCTTTTGGAATAGTCGGGTTATGTCCCCATCCTGCACAATGATCTCTGCCTTACCATCTTTGGCAGTCAGGTAAATCGTCATAAAAGGATATTTGTCGCTAAACGGGTAAATCTCGGTGGCAACAATGTCCAAGAACCAAAAAGCACCTGCCTGTTCAGCAAAGTATTGCACCCCATCCGTGTGCTTTAGGTTTGGATTAAACAAAAAAGTCTTATGGTATTGCTCTGTCCCGCAGAACTGGCTTAGATCAATCGTTTTCATTTTCTTCCTCCTCATTTTCTTCTTCAAGAACAGTGTCAATAATGTAATCACCAAACTTTAGAATCCCATCGTCATTGGTGCATAAGGTGGCGGTCTCAAACACTACAAGGGTTGAACCATCACGATCATCCGTAGCGTAATCAACAGGCACAAGACCGATTAAACCCGCATCAACTCCGTATTTATTGCCTTTGTTATCGGGATAGCAACCATCGCCCCATTTTGTGCCAAAAGCAAGAACCTTGAAGTCTCCAACACTACCGACAGGCTCATTAAAGTAATTGCAGGATGCAAGCAAAGCACCCCAGTCAGCATTGGGAACGACATAGCAGGGGTCGCCAAGGATGTAAGCACCCTTGGGAACTACGACTGATTTAGAAGTTAAAGTAAGCATTTGTTTCCCCTTAAATTGATAGTAGGATTAGGTAAACGGCACGACCTACCGAGCAGTTATCGCACTCAGTCAGTCTCCAAAAGGTGTAGCGGATGCCACAATACTTCATGCAGTGGCGGATATCCATTGGTGATACTAAAGAAGGTAGTAAATTCATGGTTAGATTCCTCGATAGTTGTCAGGGTTATATTCCCGTTGATGACCTGCATAGTCAACGGCTTTGTATTCAGCAATCTCAACATTGGCAGGAATGACCTGCAACCCTGTTAATTGCTCGATGCGACAGGCAGTGAGGAGGCTAACAATTATGGTATTACCATCGTCAGACCTAACATCCAGTAGCACCGAGGTGTTGCGGTCAGTAGTGTTAATCAATGTGCCAATATCGCCATTCCAAACAAGCAGACCATCCTCTGTGGAAGATGGATCATTGAGGTTAGCGATGCTATGGTCAGCAAGGGCAACGGCATTGGTGTCCTCATCGTAAAACAGGTAATGCGAGAAGCATTTTTTGGCTTCAATTTTGTTGGTTAATTCGAACATATTTAATCCCCTTAAAAGGTTTTTACCCAAATGCGGGCATTGTCGGCAAGGTCATACAGGTCAGCCAGTAAGTAATCAACCTCGGCAATATCGTCAGCACAGGACAGATTATCTGCAATATCTTCAAGAGCAATCGTGATATCGTTGCGATCAGTCCAAGACTGGTTAGTTTCAATAAATTCAACAATACGACCTGATGCGTGTTTACCAAAGGACTCAGCATCCTCATCCTCTTGGAATTTCTCCATTTCTTCAGTCAGGTCAAGGGTTTGTTTCCATTTAGCCATTTGTATCTCCTTAGATTGCGTAATGTTTCTGTTGGACGGCAACTTCATAGCCTAGATTCTTGATTGTCTTCAAGGCATCGAGAGTCAAGGTCTTATTACCAGTAAGGCGGGCAAGCAGGATAGCCTGATTGCATAAGGGATAGAAGGTATCTTTCCCGTAGATATTCTTAACTTCAACTTCAATAACCATGGTCTTTTCTCCTAGCAGGTGATTAGTTTGTAAGTCATCAGGTAACTGACAATTTCATTGTCAATCACAGAATACTTGACTGTCAAGCATTTTTTTAAAATATTTTTATCCCTTATTCTATAAGGCTCTCAGGGTGATATCGAGGTGGTGAGAGAGCAATACTTGTGCATCAAGGCTCACGAAAATGTAAAGCAGGGCATTGTGGAACGCATAAAACGGGGAAATTGGGGCTAAAAGCGGGGTAAATAGCGAAGCGAAACAGCCCAGTATTGAAAGCACTAGAGAGAGATAAGACACTAGGGGAAGGTAAGAGCAGAGACTATTGGCACAATCGCCCTTATGGGCATAGAATAGACGGGTATGCCAATTATCAAGAGATACCTATGAAACGACTCACAAGGAAGGATATCGAAGCAGGACTGGAAGCGATGCCGATGGATACCATTCTATTGGGTGCGATTACTGCCAAGACTACCAAACTAACCCACAAACAACGGGCTTTTGCCAAGGAAGTGGCATTGGGCAACACGAAGACGGGAGCATATCGGAAGACCTATAAGACCAAGGGCAAACCATCAACCCAGTCAGCCGAGGCACAGAAACTCTCAAAGAACCCAGCGATAGCCACTCAGATTGAAGCGTTTAAGGTGGCTTTGGAAGCGAATCAGTTTATTACGCCTGCCAGTTTAAGGGCTTTGGCAATCCACAAGATAACCGAAAAGGCTCTCGATCCTAAAATCCCGCCCGCCCAACAACTAAGGGCATTGGAACTATTGGGCAAGATTACCGAGGTGGCACTGTTCACCGAACGCAGGGAAATAGTGCAGGTCACGAACTCGCAGGAAATGAAGGACAAGTTACTGAACTCGATTCGACTGGCAATATCTAGTCAGGGTGCAGAGGATGTCGAGGTGGATGATGCGGACAGTTTACTGGCAGAGATCACTGGCAACACTAATGAGATGGATGATAAAGGCGGTTATGAATCAATAGATGATGATGATGTGGTGGATGTGGAAGGTGAAGTTGGTGAGGTGGTGGCATCTTCAGACGGGAATCCTGATGACCCACACACCCACGACCCCCAAAATTCGGCATTTGCCTCGGAGCCAGACTTGCATAGTATTCCACACATCGGATCACCTCCTAAAAATCTCACTGTAAACACGTTTACAGTGACAACTCCTTTAGAATCAGATACTTGCGTGTCAACTAGTATAAACCCTGATGCTTTAAATGATAATTCAAAGGGGGGTGGGGGTATAAAAAATGGGCAATGAGCACAGTATGTTCCACGTGGAACACCCCCCGTCATTTTTCCATACACAAACAGGGTGGGGGGGTATATTTTGGAAACAGCTGAAATCATAAAAATTTTTATGGCTACCTTCAGAGCAATGTTGGACTCTGGGAAATTGAGTAGTGATCAATATAACGCCATTGAGTTTGCCCATGAGCTGGCTCAGTATGAGTTCTTTGCTGAGATACAAAAGACGCAAGACCATGTAGATCATTTAAAACGAACAGGGATGTTGAACTAATGAAAATACAAGATGAGTATCCAGATTTATTAAAACTAGACGGTTTTGACGAGGCCATCATTGGGGTGGTAGAGCGTATTGGCATACAGGCTATTTGTTATGACACGGCTAAAGTCATTGAGATTCTTAAGAAAGATATGGACGAAGACTTGGCTTGGTTATGGTTTGATATGAATATTGCTAAGGCTTGGGTAGGAGAGTCTTCTCCTTTCTTTTTAAACAGGGGGGCGTAATGGATGAACTAAAACTGGTTCGGGCAAAGGCTGCAGCCATGGGTTCTATTGGCGTGTTAATACAATATGACCGTGAGGCGTTACTTGAAATACTAGACTTAATAAAAGACCATTTATTACAAGAAAAGATTATGGCAACTAGGGCAATGTTTGAGGCTAATCAGGCTATTCGTAAAGCCCAAAATGGGAAGGCATAAGGTAACGACTGTGACTCCTATACAAAAAGAAATCTTTTTGGTGATTGACTCGTTCTGGAAAAAGCATGGCTTTGGACCATCGATTGACGACATTATGTATTTGACTGGTGAGAAGAGTCGGGGCAATGTCAGTCGCAAGATGTGGCGCTTAGTCGCATTAGGGATGTGTGTTGGGATCAAAGGGGTTCCACGGTCTATTCGTCCTAAACACATTCGGGCGTATCACATTGAGTAAGTTAGAAGAAATACTAGCCAGCCTTGGCGAGGGTGAACGTGCCAGCATCATGGAGATGGCACAAGGCTATCAGGATTCTTTAATTAGAGAAAAAGGGCAAATGTCCTTTATGGAGTTTGTTAAGGTCATGTGGCCTGGATTTATTTTAGGGCGTCATCATAAGGTAATGGCTAAAAAATTTGAGGAGATAGCAAATGGAAAAACTAAGCGTCTTATTATTAATATGCCTCCCCGCCATACTAAGTCAGAGTTTGCCAGTTATCTACTTCCCGCCTGGTATCTTGGCAAATACCCTGACCGAAAAATTATTCAATGTTCTAACACCGCAGAACTAGCCGTAGGCTTTGGACGCAAGGTTAGGAACTTAGTAGACGGAGATGTCTATAGCAGGATCTTTCCTAATGTAGCTCTTCGGCACGACAGTAAGGCGGCAGGACGTTGGGCTACTAATGCGAATGGCGATTATTTTGCGATTGGGGTAGGCGGTACAGTGACTGGTAAAGGCGCTGATCTTCTTATTATTGACGACCCGCACTCAGAACAAGAAGCTGCATTAGCCGCCTCCGACCCAACGGTTTACGACAAGATCTTTGAATGGTACGGCTCTGGTCCACGCCAGCGTCTCCAGCCTGGAGGGTCTATCGTTATAGTGATGACCCGCTGGTCTAAGCGAGATCTAACGGGCAGAGTCCTTCAGTCCATGGTCGAGCGAGACGGAGACGAATGGGAAGTGATTAGTCTTCCTGCTATTTTGCCGACAGGAAAACCTTTATGGCCTGAGTTCTGGTCTCACGATGAATTAGAAAAACTACGCAACGAACTACCTATTTCTAAATGGTCAGCGCAGTATCAACAAGACCCAAGCTCTGAAGAAGGCGCCCTAGTCAAACGAGAATGGTGGCAAGTCTGGGAAAAAGAAAATCCCCCAACCTGTGACTTTATTATTCAGTCTTGGGACACCGCCTTTACTAAAAACGAGCGTTCAGACTACTCCGCCTGTACGACTTGGGGAGTCTTTCATATGAACGAAGACCCTAATGACGCTCATATTATTCTGTTAGACGCCCTCAAAGAACGGCTTGAATTTCCAGAATTAAAGATCAGGGCAATGGAAATGTACAAGGAATGGGAACCCGATGCGTTTATTGTTGAGGCTAAAGCCTCTGGTGCTCCCCTTATATTTGAGCTAAGATCCATGGGGATACCTGTACAAGAATTTACACCTACCCGTGGTAATGACAAGATCTCCCGTGTAAACTCTGTAGCAGATATGTTTGCATCAGGAAAAGTATGGGCGCCAAGAAAACGTTGGGCAGAAGAAGTCATTGAAGAAATGGCAGCATTTCCTAATTCAGACCACGATGACTTGGTTGACTCATCAACACAGGCACTATTACGTTTTAGAAAAGGCGGTTTTATCCGTCTTCAAACGGATGAAGAAGACGAACCACGATACTTTAAATCTAAACGACCAGTTAGTTATTACTAAGGAAAAATAATGGCAATTGAAAAAGCACTCTACGAATTACCCCAAGGACTTGAAGCAGCCTCTGCCGCTATGGAACCTATCGAGATTGAGATCGAAGATCCAGAATCTATCAAGATTGGTATAGATGGCTTAGAAATTAAAATCGAGCCAGAAGAAGAAAGCGCAGACGACTTTGACGCCAACCTTGCCGAATATATAGACAAAGGGTATTTGAGCCAGATGTGTAACGAACTTCTAGGCGATGTAGAAGGTGACGTTAGTTCCCGTAAAGAATGGATGCAGACTTACACAGACGGCATTGAGTTATTAGGAATGAAGATTGAATTAAGGTCTGAACCATGGGAAGGAGCTTGCGGGGTCTATCATCCCCTGTTGTCTGAAGCCTTAGTTAAGTTCCAAGCCGAGACCGTGATGGAGACCTTGCCTCCTGCGGGTCCCGTAAAAACCGTGGTTGTTGGCAAAGAGACACCAGAGATTATGGCTTGTGCTGATCGTGTTCAAAAGGACATGAATTACCAGATTACGGAGAAGATGCCAGAGTACCGCCCAGAACACGAACGTATGTGCTGGGGACTAGGTCTCTCAGGTAACGCTTTTAAGAAAGTGTATTTTGATCCGTCTTTAAACCGCCAAGTCGCTTTGTTTGTACCAGCAGAAGACTTAATTGTTCCTTATGGCGCTTCCGACCTTCAAACTGCAGAACGTGTTACCCACGTTATGCGTAAGACTGAAAACGAACTACGTAAACTGCAGGTTGCTGGATTCTACCTAGACATTGATTTGGGTGAACCGTCTGCTGCTTTTGATGAAGTAGAAAAGAAAATTGCGGAAAAAATGGGGTTCCAAGCAACCTCCGATGACCGCTATAAACTCTTAGAAATTCAAGTAAACCTAGATATTGAAGGCTTTGAAGACGAGGATGAGGATGGCGAACCAACTGGTATTGCTCTTCCTTACATTGTCACTGTTGAAAAAGGAAGTCAAAAAGTCTTAGCAATCCGCAGAAACTGGAGACCTGAAGATGAAACTAAACAAAAACGCAATCACTTCGTTCATTACGGCTATGTGCCTGGCTTTGGCTTTTATTGCTTTGGTCTCATTCATTTGGTTGGCGCCTTTGCAAAGTCTGGAACGTCTATCATTCGGCAGCTGGTCGATGCTGGAACGCTTTCAAACTTGCCAGGTGGCTTTAAGGCCCGTGGACTGCGCATCAAAGGCGATGACACCCCAATCAGCCCTGGAGAGTTCAGAGACGTTGATGTCCCAAGTGGAGTCCTTAAAGACAACATTCTGCCATTACCATACAAAGAACCATCGCAAGTCCTCTATAGTTTGCTTGGCACAATTGTAGAAGAAGGAAGACGTTTTGCCTCGGCTTCCGACATGAAGATTGCCGACATGTCAGCCAACACCCCAGTCGGTACAACGCTGGCAATCCTAGAACGGACCCTTAAAGTCATGTCTGCGGTTCAAGCCCGTGTTCATTACTCAATGAAACAAGAGCTAAAGCTCTTAAAAGACATCATTCGTGACTACACCCCTGACCAGTACAACTACACCCCTGACGTTGGCACTCGTTTTGCTAAACAAGAAGACTACGACAACTGTGACGTAATTCCTGTTAGTGATCCTAATGCCGCTACCATGAGCCAGAAAGTGGTTCAGTACCAAGCCGTCCTGCAGCTTGCCCAACAAGCTCCACAGCTGTACGACATGGGGCAATTGCACCGCCAGATGTTAGAAGTCTTGGGAATTAAGAACGCTAAGAAGCTGGTCAAGATTGAAGACGACCAGATGCCAGAAGATCCTGTGACGGAAAACATGAACATTTTGAACATGAAACCAGTCAAGGCTTTCTTATATCAAGACCATCAGGCTCACATTCAAGTGCATATGAACGCCATGCAAGACCCTAAAATAGCTCAGTTAATTGGTCAAAACCCACAGGCTCAGGCTATTGGCGCAGCTGGAATGGCACATATTCAACAGCACTTAGCCTTTGAATACCGTAAGCAAATGGAAGAAATGATGGGTGTTCCATTACCTACTGGCGAAGAGGAAAACGATGAAGGAATGCCAAGAGAGATGGAAGTACAAATCTCTAGAATGGCTGCTCAAGCATCTGATGCGTTGTTAAATCGCAACAAAACAGAGGTGGCTGCACAACAAGCCCAGCAAGCAGCCCAAGATCCAGTTATACAAATGCAAGCCAAGGAACTTGAACTCAAACAGCAGAAAGAACAACGGGAGATGCAAAAAGATCAATCTGATGCAGCTGCTAAAGCAGCCCAACTTCAGATTGAAAAGGAAAGAATTGCTTCACAAGAGCGTATAGCCCAAGCCAATCTAATGTCCAAACAACAGAAAGACAAGCAAGAGCTAGAACTCAAAGCAATGCAAGCAGTAGCCAGTGTTAATAAACCTCAAATAAGGAAAAGATAGTGGATCAAAATTTAGATTACCTTTTAAGAGAGTACAAAGAACGCATAGATATGCTCCAAAAAGCTATTTCAGCGGGAAATTGCACTAATTTTGAGGAATATAAATACGCATGTGGACAAATTAGAGGTCTTGAGTCTGCGTGTTTAACCATTACAGACCTCAAACAAAGAATGGAGAACTCGGATGAGTGATACAACGATACTGATTGGCTCAAATCCCAATCAGCCACAAGTTGTAGGAACAGTAAACATTAGTGCAAGTAACGAAGAAAAGGCAAAAGTCCTTCCTGAGCCTTCTGGATACCGTATTTTGGTAGCTATTCCAGAGCAAGATAAGGAATATGAAAGCGGAATCATCAAAGCTGATTCTGTTATGCATACGGAAGAGCTACTTTCTACCGTATTCTTCGTAGTTAAGATGGGTCCAGATTGCTACAAAGACGCAACTCGGTTCCCAACTGGACCATGGTGCAAAGAAGGTGACTTTATTCTAGCCAGACCAAACTCTGGCACCCGATTAAAGATCCACGGACGAGAATTTAGGATTATTAATGACGATTCTGTAGAAGGAATAGTCCAAGATCCCCGTGGCATAACCAGAGCATAAGGAGAAAATAATGCCAGATATTGAAATGACGGAATATAAATTTCCAGATGAAATTGCGCAAACAAAGGCTGTTGATGAAGAGCTAGAGCCTATTGAAATTGAGGTTGTAGACGATACACCAGAGGATGACAGGGCTAATTCAGAGCCTATGCCTAGGGAAATCGTTGACGAACTTGATAACATTGACCTAGAAGTCTTTACTGGAGAGGCAAAGAAGAAGTTGTTGCAGATGAAAAAGGTCTACAACGATGAACGCAGAGCCAAAGACGCTGCAGATAAGGAACGTCAAGAAGCTGTAGACTTTGCTTCAAAAATACTTGAAGAAAACAAACGGCTCAAAACAAAACTGTCAGCTGGAGAACAAACTCTTGTAAGCAATTACAAAGAAAACGCTTCTCGTGAACTAGAACAGGCTAAACAGGCTTATAAGGATGCTTATAACTCTGGAGATTCTGATCTTTTGGTTGATGCCCAAGAAAAACTGACCGAAATTAAAATGAAGGTTCAGGATATTGAACGGTATAAACCAGAATTTTCAGAAGAGGCTTTACAATCTCAAGAAAATGATGTAAAAATACCTCAGACCCAAAGATTGGACTCAAAAACCCAATCGTGGCTGGACAAAAACAGCTGGTATGGGACTGATGATGATATGAGTTACCTAGCAATGGGTATTCATAGACGCCTTGAGCGTGAAGGAGTAGCAGTAGGCTCTGATCACTATTATGGCGTGATTGACAAAGAAATGCGTCAACGTTTCCCAGAGAAATTTGGGATAGCTGAAGAGACCAAATACTCTTCTGAGGTGGAGACCAAACCCTCTACAAAAACT